GGGAGTTTTAGTTTAATTTTAAGATTCTTATAAATTCGTTGAAACGTTAGTCTCAAGGCAGAATTAAGCCTCGAAGATGTTGATAACAGGTGGCCGAGGAATCGAGTGTTGTTTTCGATAGTCAGCGATTGTTAAATAATCGTGAGGGATGGTGTCCGGTGGATTCATGAAGTGTGAAAAATTCCATTTAGGAGCGTAGTCGAGGGGACCAAGCCAGGTGGAGTATATTTTTCGGACTTCGTGTAATGTTGGAAAGTGCGTTAGATTGAGTAGCTCAAAGTAAGCGTCAAGCATTTTGAATTGTCCAGGGAGATGTTTAGAAATTCTTTCCATTGTATCAGTATTCATTGGAGCGGCATACGGTAGGAACGTATGGTAGATGTCTTCACAGAATTTGTGGAATGTGGGGTCCATTCCAGCAGCTGCGTAGGCGATGCCAATGGCACGGGCAGACATGTATTTGTCTTTGGGTCCGTGTTCTGGATAACACAATTGAGCAACGAGTTTTGGTAAAGGCCGGGTTGGCATTCCAAAGTTGCATGTGTAGGAGAGGGTTTCTATTCTATTTCGCATGGTTGTAATGACTGATTTTGACTTTGAGAGTACCATGTTATAGCGCTCAAGGGCATAGGTTTCAAACCAAGAAATAAATTTCTGGAGTGTACCAATTTGCCAATTAGTAAAGCCGGAGTTGTCATCACCCATGATGAATAGGGTAATTTCCATAATCTCTTCGTCGGTAAATCCGAATTCAATTAGACCATCAACTTGTAGAAACAAGTTAACGAATGAATCGAGATACTGCGTGTTGAGGAGACCTGATGGTACACCAGCGCTTGTGCGGAGGTAGGGATAGCCGTCTGCGGTTAAGAAGACCATGTTGTTATACCATGTGTGTAGGAAATGCAATAGGTTTGACATTCTTATAAAAAGATCGTCAGGTGTTAAATCTGGATACGTTTGATATTCATATGTTGGCTGGTAGCCGTGTGATATGACTATCTTTGACTCAAGAAAGTCAGTGTAGTAGATGTCTGTAATAACGCGGGGGACGCGTTGGTCGAATGCAGACCAGTCGATGGTGAAATAGCTCTTATAGAACTTTGACAGCCAGTCGAGGTAGTGGTTGCTTCCACGGATGGTTTCAAGACCATACATTATACAGCAGTCCATTTTGCGGGCCATTGTAGTTAGTGGGAAAGTTAGCATTGCTTCAAGACATAGGAAAAGATCGTCAACTGCATAAACAGGGCGCTGTTTAAGGATGCCGTCTTTATCAGATATATGATTGCGGGTAAATAGGATCGTCGGGTGTTCAAGGATAAATTTGCGTAATCGTTCAAATAATTGTGAAGGATTTAATGATGTTGGATCAAAAGGTAAGCAGAATCGCTTGATGTGGTGAACTTGTGTGCGTGCTAGTTCAAGGAATGAATTAGTAAAGTAGCCTTTGGATGTTGGCTTGTCTTTATAGGCGGGGTGGTGTGCCGTCTTTGCATGTACTTTCATTTTATAATTGTGTCTATTATGGTAGCCAGTTCCGGTATGGAGGGGAAGCTTTGCATATTGATAGTCAACAAAATGAAGTGGGAGAAAAGGTTTAGCGTTAAGGAAGTGATTCACTAGACGTAAACAGTGTTCTTTTCTTTGTTCATCGATTGGGAGGATGTCTTTCTGTTCTCGGTTAAAGTCAGAGAATGTTGCGTCAGTAGTGCCGAGGGGGCGGACGTATTGTTGTACGTATTTTAGGTACCTAGGGTATTTAGTTGTAATTAAATACTTTATTAGCGGATGGATTTGGAAACCTGATTCAGGGACAGTTTCTGTTGCGTAAACAGGATTTGTTTGGTGGTATCGAAATGGTAGAAGTAAAATGCCTGGTTTAGGTTGGCGATTTTCGGGTACGTCGGTTGGTGATATACTTGTGTAGTATTCAAATGGTTCATATTTAGCTTTATCAGCATTAATGATTGACTGGAGTGTTTGTTCAGCGTTATGCTTATACTCGAGAGTCTTTTGACGTTCTTCATGAGGATTTCGGGCGCGTAGTAAGTCGCGGCGTAGGTCGGAGTCATCAGCGGATGGTGAGGGGGTACCAGTAGTAAAGTTACTGCGTTGGTAATTTCTCCATTCTTGTTTGAGATGTTGATACTTTTCAGCAAGGTAATTGCGTACAGTATTAAGAGACATGACGAAAGGAAATGTGTAGAAAGTGGAATAAAGGAAATTTATAGAAGCGGGCAGGGGGCTACG